AAGCCCGCCCTGAATGAGGGCGGGGGGTTTACCCTCGCCTCGCTGTTCGCCAATGGCGAGGACGGGTTCCTGTTCGGAAACTTTGCGGAGCTAGATGAGCTTTTCACGCTGTCCACGGGGCCGACGAATGTCGTTTCTGACGCAGACGCAGTTGGTCTCGCGATAGATGATCATGCGTTTTCCGACACCTTGGCGAGTGAAGTAGGCGGGCAGTCCAATCTGCTGACGCCAGGATCATGGGCCATGTCGGTGGCAGGCGGCACGTCGACCGCCACGGAAACCCCGGCTGGCCAGCTCAATCTCTCAGCGGACGGAACAAATCAGGCGCGCGGAGATCAGTCGTTCACGACTGTTGCCGGGCGGACGTATCGATTGGCTGCCACCGTGGCCGGTAGTCAAGCCGTGGCGCAAGTCGGGGCGACGCAAGGAAGCAGCACCGCTCTGAACGTGGCCCTCACTTCCGGGGCCGGGCACTATTTCGTCGCCACGTCCACGACATCATGGGTGCGGCTGTCCAGAATTAATGTCGGCAGCCTCGCGATAACCGATGTGTCGATGAAGGAGCTACCTGGCAATCATGCTGTTCAGGCAACTGGCACCCAACGCCCGCTGTGGAAAGCGAACAGTGGCAAGCCGTACCTGAATTTCGACGGCACCGACGACCGGCTGGTGACGCCGTTCATCCCGACCGTGGCGTGTTCGATCTTCGCCGCCTTCCGGGGCAGCTTCGCATCGTTGGCGGTCATGGGCGGTGGGGTTTCAACCGGCAACAAGCGCTGCGCCTTATACCTCGGAACCAATGGTCGCGCAGCGCTGAGCTGGGGTGCCGAGGGCAATGCCGAGTACGGCGCGGTCGACCTGCGCGGTACCGATCACGTGGCGATCCTCACTGGCGACGGCACCAGCCGCGCACTGTGGGTGGATGGCATCCTGATCGATGAGCGCGCCCCGACAGGGGGGCCGGACGGCACCGGCGGCGGTGTCGCGCTGGGCGCCTACAACAACAACGGCACGCCCGTGAACATCGGCGCCAGCCGAGGTCATGCGTATGGCGCCCTCAACCGTCGCGTCACCCCGGCCGAAATCGCCGGCATCACCACGCTTTTCCAGAGGACCTTCTGATGACCACGCAACCGGTAGTCTGCATTGTCGCCGCCGCCGCCAAGGATAATGCCAACCTCGTATGGGCCGCCCAGGGGAAGGGGCCGGACACGTTCTCCCGCCGCCTCACGGACGATCCGGCGCCAACGACCGCCAGCACCGTGACGCACTACCTGATGGCCGACAGTTCCTGTTCGATCGAGGACGTGGCGGCCTGGCAGGCCCTGGCCAATGGCGACCTGCCGGCGATCGGCGGCGCGTGGGGGCAGGACGGCGTGATCGGCGCTGCCGAGGCGCAGGCGGCGTGCAGCGGGGCCAACCTGCAGGTCTATTCGGCCTCGGGCGACGTGGTGCCGCTTGACCATGCCAACGCCATCCTCGCCAGTCGCGGCCTGAGCTTCGTTCCCGACGAGCTCTGACCCCACCACCCCATCATCATTTGCGCTTTAGTGAGTACCCACAATGGCAGGCAATGCAAACTCAGGCCGCAGGGCGGAAAAGCCCTTTGCGGACGCGCTGCGCATGGAACTGGCGGCGGCTGGGTCTGACCACAAGGCGCTGCGCAAGATCGCCAACAAGCTCATTGAAAAGGCGACTGAAGGCGACATGGCCGCGATCAAGGAAGTCATCGACCGCACCGATGGCAAGGCCGTCCAGGCTATCGAGGGCGACCTGCACATGAGCGCCGACGAGTCGATTGCCGGACTGTTTGCCCGCGTGGCGTCCCAAGGAACGCGGCTGATCGCGGCGGCAGATGACAGCGCAGATCAGTGAAGCGCAGTTCCTTGATCCTCGCTGGCGGCTGAGCAACCTCTACACGATCATTGACAAGAAGGGTCGCGCCGTTCCGTTCCGCCCGTGGGACGAGCAACTGGAATTCCTCGATACCATCCATGCCCGCAACCTGATCCTGAAATGCAGGCAGCGCGGGTTCACGACCCTCATGTGTCTGGTGCAACTGGACGACTGCCTCTTCGCCCCGAACACCCGCGCGGCGGTGATCGCGCACAAGCTGGACGATGCCAAGATCATCTTCCGCGACAAGGTGCGGTTCCCTTACGAGCACCTGGACGATGGGCTCAAGGCCGCAATGCCCGTGACGCAGGACAGCGCCGACACGTTGACGCTGGCGAACAACTCGAGCTTTCGCGTTTCTACCTCGGCGCGGTCCGGCACGCTGAATTGGTTGCATGTGTCGGAATACGGCAAGATTTGCGCGCAGTTCCCGGAGAAGGCGCGGGAAATCCGAACCGGCTCGTTCCCGGCTACTGAAAACGGCGTGATCACCATCGAAAGCACGGCGGAAGGCGAGGGCGGCGACTTCCACGACAAGTCGGTTGAGGCGCAATCGCTCGATGACCGGGGTGTTGAGGCTGGAGCGAAGGAATTCAAGTTCTTCTTCTACCCGTGGTGGCGGGCCAAGGAATACCGGCTGGCGCGGACCAACATCGTCGCATCGCCAGAGGATGATGCCTATTTCCTGAAGGTCGAAATGGAAACCGGCACGACGCTGGACCAGCACCAGCGTAACTGGTGGCTGGCGACGGAAAAGCAGCTCGGCTCCGACATGAAGCGCGAATACCCGGCCACGCCGAAGGAAGCATTCGAGCAGGCAATTGAGGGCGCGATCTTCGCTGACGACCTCGCCATTGCCTACAAACACAAGCGGATCGGGATATTCCCGTTCGACAAGACGCGCCAGGTCAACACGTTCTGGGATTTGGGCCACAGCGACGAAACCGCGATATGGCTTGAACAGGACATGGGCACGCAGCCCACGTTCATCGGCTATTACGAGAACAGCGGCGAAGGCATCGAATTCTATCTGCGGTGGCTCAAGCAGTGGGCCGACGACCATAAGGCGGTGTTCGGCACGCACTATCTGCCGCACGATGGCGACCGCAAGACCATCTGGACGCCGGAAGGCACGATGGCGGTCATGGGGCGGCTCGGGTTTCGGCCACAGATCGTCAACCGCACTCCCGACAAGTGGGAAGCGGTCAAGATCGGCCGGCGCAAGTTCGGCACCGTGGCCTTTGACGAGGCAGGCTGCAAAGAGGGCCTGAAGCGGCTCAAGTCCTACCGCAAGGAATGGGACGAGCGACGTTCGGTGTGGAAAGACCACCCGCACCACGGGCCGGAGTCGAACGGCGCCGACGCCTATCTGACCTTTGCCCAGAGCACGCATACACCGAAGGCCGGGCCGCTTATCCCCGACGACAAGCACCGGCGCAGTTACTACGGCCGAGAGGACGATGAAGGCTCATGGCTGACGTACTGACCGACACCAGGATGAGCAAGGGCGATGCCGTCCCGCTCACCTTCCGCCAGTGGTATATTCAGGACCGCGACAAGGCGGTTGACTGGCGCAAGCAGGCCGAAGAGGACTTCGACTTTGTTGCCGGTCGGCAGTTCTCGGAAGACGAACTGAAGGTGCTCGCCAAGCGCAAGCGCCCCGTTGTGGTGTTCAACCGCGTCGGCCCGGTGGTCGATGCCATCACTGGATACGAAATCGGCAATCGTCGCGAGGTTCGGTATATCCCGCGCGAAATGGGCGACGTAAAGCCCAACGAACTGCTGACGGCTGCGGGGCAGTGGTTCCGTGACATGGGCTACGCCGACTACGCCGATAGCGCGATGTTCGTCAATACCGTCATCTGCGGCATGGGCTGGACGGAAACGCGGCTTGATTTCGGGGGTGGCCCGACACCGGACCCGATCATTGACGAACTCGACCCGTTTGAAATGGCCTGGGACCGGGACGCTCGCCAACGCAACCTGAAGGATGCGCGCCGCGTCTGGCGGACCCGTCGCATTCCGGCCGAAGAAGCCAAGTCGATGTTCCCCGGCTATGACGTGAACGAGCTTCACGCCGCATGGTCCGAAGTGAACTCGGAAGCCGACCTGATGCGTTCCGGCCCGGCTAATGACGAGGGAGGGGATCGGTCCTATGTGACCATCGTGCAGTGCCAGTGGGTGGAGAAGGAAACGTACTGGGTCGCGCAAGACCCGCTGACGGGGCAGGACGCGGAATTCACCTCGGAAGAGTACGGCACCGCCAACAAGCGGCTGAAGCAGATGGTCGGCATGGAAATGCAGGGCGTCAAGTTCCGCCGCAAGGTGCGTAAGCAGGCGTTCTTCGGCGAAGTGACGCTGAGCTACGGCCCGGCGCCGTGCAACGATGAATTCTCGCTTCAGTGCGTCACCGGCAAGTACGACCGCAACAAGGGCACATGGTACGGCGTCGTCCGCGCCATGAAAGACCCGCAGCGCTGGGCCAACAAGTGGCTGGCGCAGATGATGCACATCATGAACTCCAACGCCAAGGGCGGCATCATGGCCGAACAGGGGGCGTTCAAGGACCCCCGCAAGGCGCAGGACGAGTGGTCGCAGCCCGATAGCGTCACCATCATGAACGATGGCGCAATCTCGGGCAACATGGTCAAGGAAAAGCCGCAGACACAGTTCCCGGTGGGGTTCCAGCAACTGACCGAATTCGCCATTTCGTCCATTCGCGACGTGTCCGGTGTGTCGGTGGAAATGCTGGGGCTTCGCGAGGCGGACCAGCCAGCGAGCCTCGAATTCCAGCGCCGCCAGGCAGGCATGAACATCCTGCAATGGGCCTTTGACGGCATGAAGCTCTACCGCGAGCTTCAGGGCAAGGTGATGCTCTACTATTTGCAGCACGACATCCCGGAAGGGACGCTGATCCGCGTGCTCGGCAAGGACCAGGAACAGTACGTGCCGCTGATGCGGGAAGCGGACAAGGAATACGACATCATCGTTGACGATGCGCCGTCCTCGCCGAACCAGAAAGAGCAGATTTGGGGGATCATCTCCACCATGATGCCGCTGGTGGGCAAGGTCGTGCCGCCCGAATTCCTGCTCAAGGCGCTGAAGTACAGCCCGTTGCCGTCCACTGTCGTTGCCGAGCTTGAGGAAATGGCGAAAGCGCCAAATCCTGCGGCTCAGGAACAGGCGGCGATGGCAGCGCGTGCGGCGGCGGCGGAAATCGAGAAAACCGAGTCCGAAACGCAACTGAACCTCGCCAAGGCGCAGTCGGAAGGCGGGCAGGGTGAGATCGAACGCATCAAGGCCGAAGGGCAGATGCAGAACGATCAGCGCGGGTTCCAGATGCAGATGGCCGGGAAGTCGGCAGATATGCAGATGGCACGCGAAAAGCACGGTCTCGACATGCAAAAGGGCGTGTTGCAGATCGCCGCTACGGCGGCAAAGGCACAGCAGCCGAGGCAGACGGCTCAATAATCCCGGCCGGGCGGGTCATCCCGGCACCAATGGCAGAAAAGAGAGACTGAATGGCACGGACACTTCCGAGCGAGGCCGATCTTGGCCTCGAACCCACCGCCGAAGAGCTGGCAGGCACTCCGGTCACGGTTGACGACGACATTTCCATCGCCGACGATGTATCTGACGAGCCCGAAAAGCCGCCCGTACAGGCCAAGGAGCCCGATCCGGCGCCGGCAGCGCCCAAGGATGGTGAAAAGCCCGCCGACGAGCCGAAAACCGTCGATCTGAGGGCATTGCAGGAAGCACGGGCTGAAGCGCGCGACGTTAAGGCCCGCAATGCGCTGCTCGAAACGCGCCTCAACGCCATGCTGGAGACGTTCAACCGCCCCCAGCCCGCCGAACAGCCAGCCCCGCAGCCGCCGGTCAATGAAATCCCCCCGGAAGATGACCTTGCGGGCCGCATCAACTGGCTGGTGTCGCAGATGCAGCGGCAGGGCGAAGTCCAGGCGCAGACCCGTGAGGAACAGGCGGCGCAGACCCAGCGTAGCCAGTTCCTCGGCACCCTCAAGGGCATGGAAGACCAGTTCCGCGCCACGACGCCCGACTATGACAACGCGCTGAGCTTTGCCGGCGAGGCACGGGAACGCGAGTTGCAGATCCTCTATCCGCTTTCGACGGCGGAACAGCGGCGCGACTACATCCTGCGCGAATGGGATGGCATCGTGCAGTCCAGTGTTCAGGCGCAGTTGAACCCGGCCGAACAGGTCTACAAGTTCGCCGTGGCGCGCGGCTACACCCCGGCGCAGGCAGCGACAGCGGCACAGCAGGTGGCAACCCCCGCACCCAAGCCGATGGACACGGCGGCGCTGGCGGCAGCACAGCAGCGGCACCAGAGCCTGTCGGATGCACCGGGCGGCGGCGTTCCAGCTCCGCTCGATGCCAAGTCCCTCGCCAGCATGACGGACAAGCAATTCAAGGCATGGCTCGGCCAGAAGGGCAACGAAGCCAAGCTGGACGAAATCCTGGGGGCGTGATCCTGCCAGTCGTGCCTTCGGTATGGCCTACGCATAGCGGCCTAAAAACGATGCTTCGGACGCCGGGACCGTAAGACCGGCAACAAACACTGGCGGCTCACCAGATCAAGAGCCTTCGCCTTGCCCAGCGGGCGTTATCGCGCGGCGCAACACCCATCATTCCCAGCAATAGGAGCCAGAAATGGCAACCACGACCTTTGGTGTCAATGACACCAATGCCGTGAAGCTGTGGGCGAAGCGTCTCGGTTTTCAGATTGTCTACCGGACCGACATCTCCCCGCTGATCGGCGAAAATACCAACTCCATCATCCAGCTCAAGTCGGAGACCTCCAAGTCTGCCGGCGATCAGGTCACCTACTCGCTCATGACCAAGCTGACCGGCGACGGCTTCACCGAAAGTGAAATCGCCGAAGGCAACGGCGAGTCGCTGTCCATCTATGCTGATGCCATCCTGATCAACGAACTCGGCCATGTCGTCGGCATCCCCAACGCCGGCCGTTCGATCGATGACCAGCGTGTGCCCTTCAACCTGCGTGATGCGGGTCGCATGGGCCTGCGGGCATGGTGGAGCGAACGCCTCTCGACCATCTTCTTCAACCATGTCTGCGGCTACACGCCTGAGACCCGCCCCAAGTATCGCGGCAACAACGCCATCATCGCGCCGTCCTCGGGCCGGCAGATTTGGGTTGACGCGGCCAACAACAACTCTGACGGCGACGAAAACCTCGCCAGCGATGACGTGTTCACGCTGCGCATGGTTGACGTTGCCCGCGAAGTTGCGGAGACCGCGACCAACCCGGTGCGCCCGCTCAACGTCGAAGGCTACGACGATGGCCGCGACATCTCGGGCGGCAAGTACGTGATGTACCTGCATCCGTACCAGGTCACGGACCTGCGTACCAACACCTCGACCGGGCAGTGGCTCGACATCCAGAAGGCGGCTCTCGCCAATGGGTCTACGTCCAAGAACCCGATCTACAGTGACGCTCTCGGCGAGCATAACAACGTGATCCTGAAGAAGGCCAATCACGTCACGCTCGGCGCGAACTCCTCCACTGCCACCACCTCGGTTGCCAATACCCGCCGCGCGGTTCTGCTCGGCGCTCAGGCTTGCGCCATGGCGACTTCCAAGGCTGGCGGCGAAACGGACTATACCTGGAACGAAGAGCTGCTCGATCACAAGCGCAAGCTCGAAATCTCGGTGATGTCCATCTTCGGCATGAAGAAGACCCAGTTCAACAGCACCGACTTCGGGACTGTTGTCGTGTCTTCGTATGCCGCGGCTCACACCTCGTAAGGAGCTGGGAAAATGGCTACCGGAACTGCGGGCACTGTGGCCCGCCAATTCTACACGCAGCAGGTGCATTATCTGCGTAAGCGTATCACGTTCGCCACCGCGAACGTGCAAACCAACCTGGGTATGATCCCGGCTGGTGCAATGGTCATCGGCGGCGGCGTTCATGTCGTCACCGCTGACGCCGGCATCACGCTCGATGTGGGCTTCAAGGACGGCAGTTCGACGGACGATCCTAACGGCTACGCCACTGCGTTGACGGTGGCCGCCGTTGGGTTCATCCCGCTCGATGAACTTGGAGCCACGACCAACGTCCTGCAAACCGTGGATACGATGGTGACCTACACGGTGCTGACCGGGGCTGACACGTTCGTCGGCGAACTGGTCGTCACCTACGTGGTCGACAACGACCAGTAACCATGTGAGGCGGGTGAGAGCCCGCCTCCCTCAAAAGGAGAACTCACATGACCACTGGAAAACACGACCTCTACAAGGACTCGGACGCTGAGTTTGGAACCTTGAAGGTCGGCACCGTCTACGACACGCCCGGCATTGTTTCGCTGAGCGATGCCAACGCAACCATCCTCGCGACCAATAGCGGCAAGACCCACCTCATCGCCAACGTCTCGGCGGATCGTACCTTCACCCTTCCCACCGTTGCGGCCGGGCTGCGGTACAAGTTCGTAGCCGAAGTCGGCGCCGCTGACGGTCACGACTGGATTTTCGTCGCTGCTGCGACCGCCGATCTGTTCAAGGGCGGTCTTCTCGTCGTTGACACCGATGCTGGCCCGGCAGTGGCTTCGGCGGTCGTCGCAGATCAGTCCAATGACGATCAGTTGCAGGTCAATCTGCCTCAGGGTGGCACGGCCGTCGAAATGTACTGCGACGGCACCTATTGGATTGTGTCTGGCGTCGTGCTGTCCACCGCCGTTCCGGTGTTCAGCTAACCGTGGACGAGACCTACGAGTACCTTTGGGCGGCTGGCTACGGCTTGCCGCCCGAAACCCTTCCTAAGCCCGCTGACAAGCCTGCAACGCCAATTCAACGGCGCGGCAAGAAGGCGGCACGGGCCAAGCGGCAGAGGGCAAAGCCATGACCACAAGGGATTTGATGGTTGCCGAAATGGCCGACGACATGAAGCGGTCGGACTCCGACGCCTTCATCAACAAGATCAACGCGGCAATCCGGCATTACCAGCCGAAGCGGTTCTGGTTCAACGAGAGCCGCACCGTCACCTTTTCGATGGTGGCCGATACCGACACCTATTCGTTCACGACCATCGGGACTGAATTCTATCAGATCGACGGCGTTTTCGTGACCATCGCGACCGGCGATGTGCGGGAAATGGTTCGTGCCAATTATGCGGCGCTTGAGGCCATGGCCGACAGCGACACTACGTCCGGCGAACCCTCGGTCTATGCCTACATCAACCGGGGCCTGCGCTTCTGGAGCCCCCCGGACGATACCTATTCGGCGCGCGTCACCGGGCACATCAAGATTGCCGCCCCGGCCAGTGGCGGCGAGTCCGACAATGTGTGGATGACCGAGGCTTACGACCTCATCATGAGCCGCGCCAAGGCGGAACTCTATGCCCATCGCTACGAAGACCCGGCGAATGCCTCTGTGATGCAGCAGGCGGAAGCCAGCGCATTGCGCCGTCTGCTTTCGGCGACCGGCGACAAGGTTGCGACCGGCTATCTAACCCCTACGGAATTCTGATGCAGTACCCGTTCGGGCCGTGGGAGCCAGACAACAAGACGGTCAACGCTGCCATTGCGGAGACCGCTGAAGGCGTGGTGCCGGTGCCGGGTGGCTATG